CAGGCTATGAATGGGGAGAACTCGTGCATCTTGTCCATGGCAGCATATGCAATGCTTGATGTCATGAACTTGACAAGAGAGGGGACCGTTGTGATCCCGCGTGGATCCTTGAAGCCCGCGTATGCTTCACACTTTTGAAACTGCTTGAGTGCTTCCCTCTCGGGTGCGTTGAGCTCAAAAAGAGCATACTCAAGATCAGCCTGCTGACTGGGTCTGGACTGTCTAGCACAGACTTCGTCAACAGAGGCGGGGTGCAGCGTGCCTTCATGGCCATCGCAGAGCATCCTGACGTATTCGGAGATAAACCTCTTAGCCTGTCCAGACATATGGGTTTTCTCGGGACGAATACACTCAGAACGGTACCTGAGGAAAGCGCGATCGTTGTCATAACAATCAAGCGCAACCGTGGTTTTGCCAGCAACTGGAGTGCTCATCATGGGCACAATCGATTCCTTGAACTCAGGAACGTCGCTTGGAGCCATCACGTAGACTTGGGGCTGAACGGGTTCAGCGAAAACGTACGACCTCTCTTTGTGGGTGAGACCCGAACGAGCGTACGCAATAGCAAGCCGGAGCTGGTCATTGCGTGGTCGCCTGTTGGTTCTGACCTTGAGAAGTTTACGATAATCTGGAAATCCTTCGGTCTGCTCCTCCCCGTCTTTTGTGATTATGCCGCCTGACAGAGCGAGTCTGACGGTGCCGGGCGTGATCTTAAGATCATTGAAACACACAGCGTTCCGAATTGTGTCGATAACGCTTTGTGGGCAATAAAAAGAAAGGGGGGATTTGGGTGATGATAGGGCAAAATACGGCATGTCCTGTTGTACCATGTGCATGCAGTAGAAAGTGTTGTCATTGGATTGACGGTTGGTTATGGTGACTGTGTCTGGGACCAACCTTTTGAGGTGGTTTTTCCAGATGGATTTGTACCATAGAAGAGTCTGATACCAGTTGAATTGTGCAGCTGGACTCAGAAGAGTGATTGCCCGGTTCTCCTCCATACTCAGTTGTGTCACTGTGTGATAAGTAGAGGTCAAACCGGAGAGAAAAAGCCCTCCCGCTAGAAGCAGGAGAGATGCTCGTGTTGCGCCCTTTTCGGTGAGCGCGATTGCAGCGGTAATGAAAGACAGGTAGTTAGTGCTTGTCTGAGTATGAAACATTGTGAGAGCCTCGTTTGAGTAGTCCCACAGTTGATGCTCATAATCTGTGTCAGCATTAAATTTCCAACTGCTTCCAGTCCACCAACAGTTATACTCATCTGACTGAAACCCAGGAGCCGTAGGCGCAAATGTGTATGCCATGATGGGTCTTCCAGTCTGAAGTAATTTTGAGTAGTCTTTGTTGGTCAGGTGATAATCCACGTCAAGGAGTTTGATAGCATCAGTGGGCTTAAGCTTATCGTCAACGACATTCATCGTATAACCATGATCCTTAAGATTGTAATACTTTCTTGTTCCTCGAATACCTCTATAACCGTCCTTTTTACTGCGTGAGATTGAATAAATATTCATTCCCATTCTGTCCGCGGCGTCGTGAATGTAAAATTCAGCACGCGTGCGTCGCCATGCGGCGAACTTGTGTGCATTGGATGACGGAGCCATTTTTCTAGAGACAATTTTGCCTTCAAGAAACAGCTTGCGGGTTAATGAAGAAGAGGCGTGTTCGTGAATAGATACCTGTGTCCTGCGTACGGACACGAGTAAGTGGTGAGCTAATTCACCTAGCGCTTTGTGAAAATACACATTGTACCTGTGGTATAACCAGAGGACTATCAGATAACCAGGAATGTGGCACCAATACTTAGCATACGTTTTTAAGTGTATGTAAGCAAAGGTGATCGATGCCCGGTGAACTCTTTCAAGCAGGTAATTGTGCAGTCTAAGGGATCTCTGAAGCAGCGTGGCACTGAGAGTGGCCGTACCTCCTGCAAGGTAATGCGTGGCGACAGAGAAATATCTAGTTGCTAGGGGAATAAGTTTGTTCGCCATGCTTGTAGCAGACGAACGGAAATTGGTGAATTTGTTAGAAGTCATATTGATGACAGCTAACTTGTTTAAATACCTACACGTTACTCGGTAGGTCGGATTCGGGGCGCCGGAAAATGATGTGTTCTAGCGATTTGAA